ACCTGTTATACTCAGTAAGGTGAGTCCCCCAGAGGAAATTACTTTCCATACCCTAGGGGCGGGCCAGTTTAGGTCAAGGTGACCAGGCTTTAATTGACGTGGGTAGTTTCATCTTCGACATTCACATATCGTCAAACCCCCCCTGTTAGCCCCAGGGGTGGGCTGCGCAACGCTTAGTCTCGCGAGGTCCAGTAACCTCGGAAACCAATCATTGCGTCGTTAACCGCGACGGCTTGTCCCAGCCATTGGTAGGCTCCCTGGCCTCCGTCTGCAACACCACCAGGCACAAACGTGCCGTTGGAATTTGATGCTGCATCCAAGCTTGGGTAAAGCGTCATGATGAAATTGCCTGCTTCAGCGCCAGTGACGATCGGCTCAACCTTAGCAACAAAGCCAATACCATTATTACTGGAATCGACAGTGTCCCCAAGGATGGGATCATACCACTGGAATATGCGTTGCGCATAAGGGCTAACCGCCTCGCGAGAGCCATCTAAGACTCCCACGAAGAACAAATCCTGAGCGTCACCTAAATCAGTGACGCCGGCTGGAAGGGCGATTGACAACCCAAAAGTCGCAACCAACACGTGTGCAGATCCGACCGGTGTGCACACTGCTTGAACCGGTCTATAATCATCAGGGGTGCCAACATTGGTAGAAACCATTGTGCCACCCACTACGTCGCGGGTGGGAACCTGGTACGAAATCCTAGGCTCCCAACACTCTAACTCATAGTCGAGATAGATGGCTCCCAAGGAGCCACCCGCGCCATTGGGATTAGCGCTCCAGTCGATGGTAGAGGCGGTTTCAACGACAAAGATTCCCTGGCTGGACAGGGATGCTTCTTCCACATCTGGAGAAAAGTTGGAAACGAGTTGCTTCAAACTAATATCCAGATGGCTACACTGCCACACAGGGAAACTCACTCCCTGGCCAGTAGCCGTTGCATGGGCAAGCTCTCTCGTTCCCGTAGGGGAAAGCGAGAGAGCAACGTCGTTGGAGAAATACATCAGCAAAGTCCCAGAGGTTGCTGTTGAAACGCTTGGTACGTACATCAACCTCAATTTCTTGAACTTAAATCGCTGGAAATTTCTCGAAACCGTCAGCGCTCTACCACCAATTGCTTTCGGACTAATATCGAGGAGAATGAGGCGCGACCCCTGTTCCCAAGAGGGATCTAGGGAGGCTCCATCTCCAACATTGCGGACAGTGTTTAGAAAACATCTGCCCGCAATAGTAGAGTGAAGCCCATCGTGCTTCACCTCTTCGTGTTCATCCGAACCATGGAACTCCATTGAAGTTCCGGTCGCAACTGGTGCGCTCTCGTGAGTAAAACCCGCCTTATCCTCAGTGTACTGGGGTTTGAGGAACCGGCGACTCACGGCCTGAGCGTAGGTTTTGTGAGAAGGATGCTTTGTGACTAAGGAGACCACCAAACCGTGGTCACCATGCTCACGAAGTTGAACAACTCGCGGATTGTAGGCCTTCACAGAAGGCCTAGAAGCATTGGAGCCATTTCCAGTAGCTCTGGAGCGAGGCTTAGTAGCTCCTCGGGGAGCCCGCCTAGCAGCTCTAGACCGCTGTCCAAGACTCCGCCCAAGTCCCCCCCCATGATCTTTTGCAAGATGCCGGTTAATTGTCCGGGTAACTTGGAGGAGCCCTTTGAGCTGGTCTGTTTTGCTTCCGCTCCCGCCAGTGAGGACGTGAGTTTTGTTATCTCGTCCAATATTTGGCGCAGTAGCATTGTTTCTTCGCGTGCGTGTCTTTCCATTCATGTAAATTGTTTGGTAAAGCAATTCGCTCTCTTGTGGTTGTTTGATGGCCCCATCCACGCCATCAATGTCAGGAATTTCTGCCTCATAGAACTCAACGAAACCCGCATCCAGCATAGTTGCTGGGAGATGTCTCATCTCATACATAAATTGATTGAGGCGTTCGACTGACCTGGGTGCTGTCATTAACCTGTAAAATGTCTTCGCGGGGTCTACAGGGACACAGTAGTTCTCATGCAGGTAGGCGGAGCAAAATTCAACTCCGTCAGGATTCCTACGAAACTCTGAGCCTTTAACCTTAAACCCCAGAGAGGTCAGGAAAACTTTGTTATCCTGACCCTCGACTTGGGACGCCACCTGGTCATCCCCCATGGAGATGGCCAGGGAACCCGACAACGAACCTAAGAAGGTTCTTATCCTGGAGTTAAGCCAAGACGTGACGAATCGTCCTGACAACATTATCCAAAATGTGTTGTGAGGTTCGATCAGCAAACCATTAGAGTTTGCAATGATCGGCCGCGAAGTTATGATTTCATGCATCAAACACATCGCAACATAGTCCGAAGTTGGGGGCACGTCTAGTGTAACCAGGTGCGTGAACAATCCACACATCATGGTCCAATACTTTTGTGCCATATCCCACCCACTCACGTCATCATCGGAAACACCACCCATCAGGGCGGCTATTCTTTGAACTGCGTGAAACAGTGCCTGGGACTGAGGGTCTGTACGACCCATGCCCGGCTTGGAAGGGATAGTTTCCCAATTCTTGATTTCATTCTTCGAGGTTAACTGGTAAAGAATTCTCTCCACGAGTTGGCCCACTATAGAGAGCGCCACTATAATTCTGTAGCGCTCTTGTTGGAGCTTCTCGCGTGTATGAGGCTCGTTCTTCACGAATACCTTCTTAATATGCGCGAGATTAAGCTCCACGAGCTTTCTCGGGGTGAGATCATTACTTGCCCAGTCCCGCCTTCTTGAGTACTTGAGGAGAACCGCTAGTCGTCTTACGACTTCAGCCGCGATTTCCTCTCCATTTGTCTCCAGAAGGTCAGCGTTGGAGGCTGCTAATTTACAATACGGCACACCTGGTGACGATGTGCCTTTGACACTAAACAAAATTTCGTCATATGCCTCTAGTGCTTCTTTTACTAATCTACCTGCTTCTGTTTCCTGTTCCTCTAACTCTCTCATCTCTTTTCCCATGACAAGGACTTCCTTAGCTACTAGGGCCTCTAGGGCCCCTAGCTTTAAAGTACCATCCTTATCGAAGAACCTCTCATCAATTATTGACTTGGGGTACTGTCTGGAGGTGGCGAGGACCGCTTCAAAGAGTCTCTCTTTCGGGAGATCGCCAATTTCTTGGCGGCTTGCTGCTTCTTCTGCTCCTTCCTCGCGGCTTCCCTTGCTTCCCTTCTCCTGGCTTTCCTTGACTTGGTCAAGGACTTCACAGAAGAGGGGATAGAAAGGGTGTTGCTCTCCGCCACCAATCGTGGCGGCTCTTCCTCCTTCTCCTTCCCCTTTGATGAGTCTTGGGGCTTCTTCTTGGGGTTCCGGCCATTGGGAGATGGATCGGTAATCAAGGAGCTTTGTAGCTGACCAGTTAACTTTAGGCCAGTTTGTCTCTTTGGCTCTTCCATACTGGAAGGCGAGACTTTTAAGCTCGGCATTACCGTCTCTGGGCGGGAACGCATAGGCGCTTTCCCCTCCCTCGAGGAGGAGGGAGGGGCAGGCGTCGATTGCGTACTGGGGGAGTGGCGGCTTCTTAGCCTTTGCACCGCCTCCGCGAACGTCAATTTCGCCTGTGGTTTGGAGCTCTTGGGTGATTCGGACGCGGGGCCCCCACTTAACGGTGCATGGACCGTGTAGGAACCCCTCGTCACTTTTAAATGCTCAGCGCGAGATTCGGCCATTTTGGACAGGAATTTGTTGAGGAAACCTCTGACTGTTTTGGCAGACTCATAGAAATAACCGGGGCCAGCGAGCCATTCATTAACTCTGGCCCACTCTTCCTCTCTCTCCCAGTTATATGCGTCTTCATCCCAGGCATCGCCTGGGGCCCAATCGTCATCCGATTCCTCCAAGAGTTTCTTCTCATACTCTTCCGCCATCAGCTGCATGCGCCAAACCTCGTCGACACCGTCCCTTTCCAGGAACCATGTCTCCCCATCATAGACGACGACATAATATTCATCGTCCATTCTGCTGGCTGCTTCGGCTTCAGTGATTCTGAATTCTGCGGCCCAGTGCTCTGACTCGGTCCACGATTCTTTGTCGCGCAGGCGGGAGTCTAATAACTTTATTAGATTCGCAGAGAACCCGGTATTGGCTTTGCCGTCCGAACTACCGGCATTATGGGTACCCACCCAGTCTCGCCCCTGGTATATTCCAAGGCCTGACGTGCTATGCACCGTATCAGCTGTGTGGAAGAATTGCCCCGGAAGGCTCTTCTTGCCACGCGCTGGTTCCGTCTTGGTAACCTGAAGCACCCACTTACCTGGTCTTTCCAGGTCTGGGGTGTACATAGTAACGTGGGCTTCTTGCTTCAGCGACTTCACAGTCGCTGCCTTAACGCCCAGTTGCGCGTAGATGCGCTGCGGCATCTCCAGGATTACTTGATCGGATGAGTATAATTTTGCCATCATTCTGGTTTCAGGGGGGTAACGGACTGAAACTGTCTTGCCATCAACCTGTGATGTGCCAGACAACCAGACCTCACCCTCTCCCATCTCTATAGCGTCAACAATGACGTGTAGAGCGGTGGCTGTGTAGCTCTTACCTGATAATTGGATTCTCGTTCCCCACCCAACAACATGTAGCTTAGAATCAATTTTCACTGAAAAGCTAATTGCCGAGGGGGGAGCTCTCGCCGCCGCATAACGCGACGTAGCAGGGTCGCTGAGAATAGACTCAAACATACCTACACTTGCATTGCTGCCAACGAGCAGTTCCATTGTCTCCGTCTCGGTAAAGTCGAGTAGGGAAGGCGTAGACGCCATCCCCAACCACTCGAAGAACGAGTCAAGATAAGGCATCAAAGCCTCTTTGAATGACTTCGTAGTGCGTGAGTGACGCTCCACCACAGCCTCTGAGCTCTCAGTGAGCCACTTGAGGATCTTGATGGCGGCGCGGACTCCGTACAGGAGATACGTTACGACGCAAAACACCATCAACAATGTGAACAAAGTCGAGTCCACTTCGTAGATGGTCGCTGCGATGTCCTCAGATCGCACGGACAGCGCAGCGAAGGAGAAACACGTGTTGCTATACGGCGTCACGTGATGCGTTCCCTCATGGTCGATAACTGTTACGTTGTAGTTAGTCGCACAGGTGAAATCCACGCCCCCTGGCTGGCACCTTGGGCCATTGAAGGGACAGTAAGTGTCGCTCAACGCCGTGAACGCACTCACAGGTAACGTTACAAACATAGTCAAGGCTGACACCGTGACATACATCAGCAACACTGCCAAAGTAACCTGAACGGTGGCAGACATAGACCACGCCACAAAGCGTAGAAACTTATCAACCAACCTTACAGGTGTGGATCTTCTTTTCCTGGGCGGAACACCCGAGTGGTAGACCAATTCAGTCTCCTCTGGAAACGTGATAGGACTTTCCAGCCTATCACGCGCCAATGGGGGGGGTGCCCGGAGCTCCTGTGTTAACAGTGCTCGAGACACTTCCCCTTCACTTGGGCAATGCATCGCATGCAGGTTCTGCTCCAGTGTTGAGGGGAAACACTTGGAGTCAGTGAATGGGCGAAGCGAAAACTGCACATCGAGGAACGTATTGTTCCTACCAAACGCCGAGGTTGTCCTGGCGTAAACCTTGGTGCCATCATTCAATTCGATGGACTCAACTTGTGGTGCTATCGCTTCACCATTTGATTTGGTTCGCTTGGTCACTATCTTCAGCTTAAAGCCTTGTTTGGAACCAACCAACCAAATTCGCAGGGTGGCGCGAGCGAATGGAGCGCTGCGCCGTATTCCAGCAACTCGCAGGCTGATGGTGTCACGCGTCGTCAAAGCCCCTGGTTTGGGTTTAAACAACGTCGCATTGGCGCCCACCTTCCTGCCCCCTTTCGTCCAAATAACGGCACTCCAAATGGGGTACCGCAAATCCTTGCTGTAGTTCAAGTATAAACTCTTGCCCTCCAGCGCAAACTCTTTTAATTGAGACATGAGTCGTGAAAGATTAGTTGTATTTAAAATTTAATACAAATAGGTTTTACGCACGTTAGTACAACGCAAGCCTTCG